TACCGTCAACAGCAATTGCAACTGTAGCATCATCTGCTTCAGCAACAGCTTTAATATTGTTACTTGCATCAGTAGTAGATGCAGTATAATCAGTAGTGCTAGCATCAAACTCAGGACTTAATGATAAGCTACCTAATGAAAGACTTGCTAGGTCAGTATCAACAGCTGGAGCCATATTTGAAATATTAAATAATAGGAAGCTGTCATTGTCTATTGGCTTTCCATTAGCATGCTGTTTAGTAATATAAGTTCTCTCGTCGTCTAAGAACTTATAGTGATCAGAATACTCTATTTTCTGATTAGTCCCAATTCCCATGAAGTAATCACGTGGATCACCAACTATCATTTCCCCTTTTGTTGCTGCTACTGATTTAATAACTTCAACATCAGCAGGGAGCGGTACTACATCATATGTCGGAACATTATCTGCGTCCTTCCTTATTAATTTAGCATAAAGTCTTTCCCAATAGTCGAGTGGATTTACAACAATTATAGCTCTAGAAACATTTCTCGTTCCTTCTTTTGTGAGCGGGGCCATAACTTTCTGCCCTAATGTAGCTGGTTCTAAATCAGTAAGAGATTGAGCAGTTTTCTTTTCATAACCTGTTTCAGGGTCAACGGGCTTAGATAAATCTTTATCCATACCAATTGGTTCGCCGTTACCACTACCGCCAACTATTGCCATTTCAAGAGCAAGTGCAACAGATTCATAAAGAACTTCTCTTACAAATCTATCTAACCATCTAGGGCCCAGGCTAAGCATTGCTTTTGCAACCGGCATATAGGCAGATAATTTATATAAGTCTGTGCTTTCCTTCTTGAATGAAGCACTAAGCTTTTTCTCAATAGCATCAGTAAGTTTACCCCACCAAGCTGCTTCTGCTTCACTAGTTCTTGTAACCCATTCAGTAACAGCAGTAGTATTTTTGAAGTCAATAACACTTAGTAGTGGATGATTTTTTCTTAAATCTTCAAAAACTCTATCAAATATTGTTGCAGGCATTAGTTTTTCAGTTCCAGCAAACCCTTCATTGTCAATAACTTCATTATAATATTCCTTTTCTTCTGTTGTGAGGGGATTAAGCCCTCTTTCTGTCATTACTGCTTCATTATTTTTTTCATTTATAGTCTGATTAGTGAACTCTTTGGCTTCTTCTAATATTTTATCCTCAATTTCTTTAGCCATTTTAGCTTGAGCAGTTACAAAGTCATCACTCTCACCATTTTCAATAGCTTCTTTCATTTCATCTTTAATTTCATTGAATTTCTTATCGTTTAAATCTACATTTTTCATACCAGGCATTATTAAATCACTCCTTAGTTATTTTTTGAAAGCATTAAAAAGACCAGACTCTTCGTCTGGTTTGCTTTCTCTTTTTTTGTTTTTAATATTTTCTTTATACTTGTTGAAAAGATTTTCTTTGACATTATTTTGCTCTTCTGTTTCTTCTTCCTCATCTTCTTCAAGATCATCATCTACTATAATTTCATCAGCTAACCCAAAAGCCAGAGCTTCTTCTGCAGTTAAATATGTTTCATCTGCAAGGAGCTTATCAAGTTCTGCTTCACTCCCAACAAATTTATTCATATATGCTCGCCTTAATGATGAGTCCAGCTTTTCTAATCTAGCAGCAACATCCATCAAATCATTAGCATTACCTAAGGCAATAGTCCATGCTTTATGTATCATCTGCATAGCACTTTCGAACATATATACCTTTTCTGCAGCTGTTGCAATGATACTTCCACCGCTTGCAGCTAATGATCTAATATATACATTAACATTTCCGGAATATTCTTTTAGCATATTCCTTATCTCAAGGCTTTCAAATGCATCTCCGCCCCTGGTTTTTATATGGATGTTTAAATCCTGCCCATCTAGTTCATTAAGTTTATCTCTAACTTTTTTAGAGGTGATAAAAGTATCATCTTCAGGATCATCCCATCTGTTAGCTTCTCTTATTGTTCCATATAGTGTCATTTCTGCTGGCTCATCATTATCTTCATTTCTTACTTCAAACTTAGTCTCAATTTTGGGCAACTCTTCTTTTCTCAAATAAGTCACCCCCTTTCAATCGATTAACTATATATTTATTCTTCATTCTCTCCACCACCTTCATATCTCTGTTCAACTCTTTGGTAATTTTTCGTCATCCATCTTGCTTTAGACCATTCAGTGTTAAGTGGTTCCATCCCTAACTTTTTCAATGTATCATCTATGGAATAACCACCGATTCTGGTTAATACATCAAGTGAATTTGCTACGTCTGTAATGTCAACTGCTTTGATGTTAGATGTATTTACTTTTAGATAAGTATTTTCCAAATATGCATCTTTGCCATAATATTTTCTGTTTACTTCATCTTCTATAAGTTCAGCTAAAGGATTAATACAATAAGTTATAAATTGATTAAAAGCATCTTCACTATCAGCAACCTGCCCTTTTAGAATAACAGGGGGAATTTGAAGTGCTATACCAACAAAATCAAATATATCATCAATAAAAGCTCTGATTTGATTATTATCAGAACCACCCTTTACTCCTATGTTAGACTTTAACTCTTCAACTTCTAGATCATTTACTAAAGGAACGACAGCCGGTCCTTCTGCTTCAAAAAATGATTTAAATTTATTTTCAAATAAATCTTTTAACTTTTCTTGAGCCTTTTCTGTTTCAGGATAACTTGTTGGAACTTTAACTCCTAATTTCCTCGAATTGTTTTTCTTGAAGTTCCCCTGACTTATCTCAATAAGTTTGCCATAATCTTTATAAAGACCTTCAACTAGTTTTCTAACTTTTTCATTATGGAGTTCAAGGTGCATAACCTGAGATTCATTGTAAGTATTATTCAATTCAAACCCATCTATTTCTATGTTGTCATAAATATAATTTTTAAAAGCAAACTTGTTGACATTAAAATTATCAGCACAATAAAAACGCTTATCTTGTTGAATTATTAATGCTTCATTATCATAGACTAGTTTTGAAATAACATCACGCCAAAACTTAGAAGCTGATTTGTTTTTATTGGGCTCTACATTGAAGAGATAGTAATTATCTTTTCGTACTTCTTCACCCTCCTCATAAGTTTGGAACTCACTCCTAGAGACTACATTTGCTATAAGATTGATTGCTGATTGTATTGCTAATTCTTTATAATATACTTTTGATGCTATGCTGCCTATAAAAACATCAAGCTCTAATGTATTGTCATCTTTATTAAATTGTTCTCTAAACCAATCCCATAAAACCATATTTCACCTCCTTTAATTAATAAGTATAAACTTCAAAGTCCATTACTTTACTATTTTCTTCAAGTTCTCCATCTTGGGTGAGTGCATGCACTAGAGCAAAAAATCCATCGGTTTTACGTGTTTTAGGTTCTATCTTTTTATAAGTTGTATTGCCCTTATTATCTATTTCTACATAAGTGTTATTGGTATACCACATCATAGTCCTGTTATTTCCAAATACAAGATTTTCTTCAGCAAATAGCTGTTCAAGTAACGGAGCAACTTTTGCGTGAGTACGTGGCCCAGAAGGAACATCATCAATAGGCAATCCTTGTTTTTCAAATTCAGATTCTAACAGGCTATATCTGTACCTATCTGCTACTATATTTTTTATATTGAAGTTATGATTTCTAACTTGCTCCAAAAACCAACCAGCCATATCACTTGCTGAAATTGCATCTTTATGAATTATTGTAATAAGTCCCTTTTCTTCCATCTCCTTAACAGGAAATTTAATACTTCTACTTTCCATCTCAAGAGCTTTATGGCAGACAAAAGTATGTTCTAAATAATATCTCTTTCCTTCATGTTTGAATAACAACCCGCATGATGCAAAGTCAGTAGTTCTAGCATAGTCAACTGCACCAATGCATTCCTGTCCTTCTAGATCTTCATAAGGTATTGGCTGATTGGTGGCTTTAATCTTCTCCCAAGGGGCTACAACTGTAAAGTTATCTTCTGCAGGGAAGTTCATCCTTTTGGTCAGAAACTCCTGGGCAATATGTGGTTGATATTCCATTTTTACTGCTTCTTTTTTCATTTCCTTACGCAATTCAGGAAAATGATTAATAGAAGGGCAAGGCTTTATCCACATATCCTCATTTTCAGCTTCTTCTTTTTCATCTATTTTCCAAATAAGTGGAACAAAACCTAATTCATTAATTTCCCCTTCCAAAACTCTATTAGACATATCTTTAAAATCATCTAAAACTCCACCTCTAACATAGCCATCTGTGGTGATATAAAAAGTTCTAGCATGTTTTCTTTTGCCAAAACCACTGGTAAAAACTTTTATATCCTCATAATCTTCATATTGGTGAATTTCATCAAAAACAAGTGCCCCAGTTCGCTTACCATCTTTTGTCTTAGCATTTGAAGTATTATATTGAATATAAGAATTAGTTTTTGTATTAGTTATTTTTTCTTTGGTCCAATAATAAAAATGCTTAAGAGTTTGTTCTTCGTTTTCTAAAATATTATGGACATCAAAGAAACTCGTTTTAGCTTGACTTTCATTATTAGCAACAATGTCAATGTTATAACCATCAACACCATGATAATGAGTAGAAAGATAGAATATTAATGCTGATATAAAGCCATTCTTGCCATTCCCTCTGCCCATCATTATAAAAAATTCATCGAATACAATGTCATTATTGGAATCATAATATGCGTGTATTAAGGCAATAATAAAAAGCTCCCAGTCCAGGAGCTTAAAGTCAAAGTATTTTTCTATTATTTCTACAGCTTTATCTATCATATCAGATTTAATTACAACATCAGGATCATCAAGCTTTTTATCTATATAATCCATAGCTTGCTTTAATTCTTTGCAGGCTGGTATTTTTTCATTTTGAATCTTTTTCATATAATTATCAATATATTTGTGGTATTTATAAGTCATCTACATTGCCACCACCTCCGCGCCAATAATAATTTACATTTCCACAACTTTAGGTTTATTCTTTTTCATTTTATTTTCTTCTTTCATTTTTTTGATTTCATTTTTAACTTTTTTGTCAACTTCTTGTATCTCTTGGATTTCCCAATGCTCTTTTCTTAAATTAGATATAATCTCACTCGCTATTTTAAATTGCTTTAACCTTTTGAAATCTTTTTCTACAAATAATGCATCATAAACACCATCTTTAATTTCATTTACTATTTTCTCATATTCTTCTCTAAGTTCTGCTTCACGATCAGCTTCATTGTCTATAACTTTTTTTCTAATTTTTTCTGCAAGTTTTCTGCTAACTTTTTCATTAACTTGCCAATTTTCTTCACTGGCTTTTTGTCTTAAATAAGAATAAAAACTTTTTGACTGGCCATGCTTATCAGCTAACTGCTTTAAAGTGTATTGCCCAGTTTCATATTCAGTTCTTATTTTATCCCAATCATATTTGTAGCTGATAATCATCACCTCTTTTCTGCTTTTTTTGAAAATATATAAAAGTGCATATTTTACTCTTGTCTTATCCCCCTCGCCGGTCCCCTG